CTGGTACATGGGGCCGAGAAGCTGGCCCAACGCCTGACCAATCGCCTGGCCCTCCTGCTCAAGGATCCTCCGCGCCACACGCTCCGCGAGCTGCTCCACGACCTTCGGCCCTTCGGATTCCAGCTTGTTCAGGAACTCGTCAGGGCTCATGGCGGGCTCCTGCCCTCGGTGCTTCTCTGCAGGCTCCTGTGCGGCGGGCTGCTGATATCCCTGCACCCCCTGCGTCTGCTGGAGGTATGCCAATAGCTGCTGGTACTGCTGCTGCAACGTACCAAGCTGCTGGCCCTGCTCCCCGAGCTTGCGCTGAAGCTCCTCGTAACTGCGCTCCAGGTCCTCCGGGGTCTGGTACTTGCCTGCCCACAGCTTCTGCCCAGGGTGTCCCTGCTGCTGTGCCCCCACATCCGTGTCCGGGTGTCCCTTATCGGGGCCGTCCTGCGGCTGTGGGTCCACAGTCTCCGGGGCCTGGTCCGGCTGAGTCTCGGGCGTATGTGGGGCGTCTCCCGTCTCGGGGACCCCAGCAACGTCCTCATCGCTCAAGCCGAAAATGTGCTGCACGCTGTCAGGCATGTTAGCCCTCCTTAATCCTGTCGAGCCTGCGCTCGACGAATTGTTTGACCTGCTCAAAAGCCTTCATGCGCCCTTGAGAGCGCCCGACTTCGAGCAGGTCATTGAAACTACGGGAGGCCAGGTCATTGGCCTCCCGTCGAATCCACTCATCAAGAACCCTTGCCAGCACGGGCCAGCCGTCGTGCATTGCCAGCCGAGCCAGCTTCTCATCGTCTTCCCGTGTGGTCAGAGTACTCACAGCACGCTACCTCCTGAAATCGGCTGTCCTGTCGGNCCGTAGAGAACAGGCTGTTGCGGTTGCTGCGGCTGTCTACGACCCGAATTCTGTTGGCGCTCTGGCACCCGCCCAGCCACAATCTGCTCATGCAACATCTGCTGTAACGACATCTGCGCCATCTGCTGTTCGACAACCTCACGCGGCAGGAGCAAGCGCTCGACATTCCTCACGTCGAATGACTGGATAAGCATCTTTGTCAACTCGTAGCGGTCGATGTATGGGTTCTGAGCCGCCAGCGCCATGAGTTGGATCAACTGCTGGCGGCGCAGCTCCTTGTTGGCCGCAGGGTCCACGTTGGAACCGCTGGGCAGGTAGTCACGCTCGCCAATTAAATCCCCAGGTTCCACCATCACCCACTTCATACTGGCGTCCTCACCAAAGAGGCGAACGACCCTGCTCTGGTCAAGGAACTGCTGGTTGTTTAGGTCCATCAACATAGCTAGACGCTTAATGCCTAGCTCCTCAAAGAGCATAATCTTTACGTCGAAGCGAACGCCAGCGCTGGAAGTCTTNGTCACAATCTCCGTAGCCGTCTCCTGGCGGGCCGGGTCTACACCACGCACCACGGGCGGCACGCCGCGAGCGTTTTCCATGTCCCTTTCAATGACGTTGCCCTCAATGTAAGCAGAGGAGGGAACATCGGAAAACGAAATCTCCGTCACGTCATCCGGTTGGTCCACGTAGATAATGCCGTGTGGCTTGCTGACAAGCTCCGACTCGTCAATGTCGGCTCCACGCCGCACCTTCCACATGCGGTTTAGGATCATGCTGGCGTTATCAATGCGCTGGTTCCGCTGAGTGTTCAGTTCCGCTTGCAAGTGCTGGATGATCTCCACAGCACTCATGCCGTAGAACTCGTTAGGCAACGGCTCGAAGCTGGCGACCACGTAGGGTTTCTTACCGTGCTTCCAGTACGGGTTCTGACCCTCGTATGCCAGTTCGCAGCGGTTGATGAGCATGGCGTAGCGCTGGTCTTCCCAATAGTGCAGGACCTCGTAGGTCAGGCCAATACGTACACCCTTCTCGTCGGCCCAAAAGCCGTCGCTAGTCTCTGGCGCGAGCCCTACGGCGCTCATGCGCTCATAACGCCCGTCCTGGATGTTGGAAACAGAATGGACTTTCTCCCAGTCAATAGGAAACACNCGCCCGAGACCTGCTTCTTCGAGCACAGCCAGCTTGTGCTCAATTTGCTCTCTTGACAACCACTCCCGCTGAAAAACGAATCTGCAGGAATCAAGGTCATACCCTTTCGGATCAGGCCAAAAGTCAAAGTAATCCACGACCTGAATCTCGTTGTCGTCCCACACACGCTCCGAAATCTCCTGGTACTCTACAACGAACTCGGGCTGCGCCCCGTTGTACACCACGTCAATCGGATTGGCAAGGCGAGGGATGGGGATACGCACCGTCCGGTCCTCCACACGCCAGCCTACCGACATAATCCCGGCGGGGAAGATGAGGACGGACGTAATGAAGTCGTAAAACTTTCGCTTGATACCGTTGCGGTCCAACTGCTCGTCAACAAGAGCGGAGGCGACCTTAGCCTTCTCTGCGTTCTCGGCCATGATTTCCGGCGTAGCGCCCACAAACGGGCGAGGAATGAACTCCAGGTACGGGCGTGTAGAGAAGAACGACTTGACAATCCTCGCCCGGATAGAGTCCAGGTACTCGTAGGTCTTGGGGATGTGGAGGTTGCTACGCCCTTCAATGTGAGCCTTCTCCCGCCANCCACGATAGAGCTTATACCACTCCAACGCTTTCGAGTCGTATTGCTTGCGCCACGACTCGGCGTAAGCGAAACGAGTGACAAGCTCTGCCGTGCGCGCCTCGCGGTTGAAGTCGGCAGGAAGGCGAAACGTCGGTTGTTCTACTTGCACCAGCGGAGAAGCCATCACTTACCACCTTTGCGCTTGTTCACACGCTCCGGCAGCTTGCGCTTGCCGGTCTTGCGCTCCCACTCGCGGACCGTCTCCCACGGGATCTCGCCCCGCTGCGCCATGGCGTAGAACTTACGGCGCTGGGCTTTTGATTTAAACGGCATGGTCGCTCTTGGCCTCCTAGCCCCTCAATATCCCGTGATGGAACTCACCACAGGGCGTGTAAGCCTTTCCCGCCTGCGCCTGCGCTCGTACAGCTCGCGCTGGCTCACCGTCTTCGGCGGGCGGGACATGATACCGTACCGAATGGCCTCCGGACCGTGGTCCTCGCACTCATCTGCCACATCCTCCGGGTCGTTCTCGTCGTGGACGAGAGCGGGGAGGGTGCGGATAAGTTCGTAGCAGTTGCGGAATATCTGCAGGCGGGCCGTCTTGCGAGGCTGCCCCGTCACGGGGTCAGGCTCGCTGTTCAGGTCGTCGTAGGGCTTGAGCGCCTCCCGCAACGCCCGCCAGCCTGGAACCCTGCGGTTGTCAGCCGGGACCAAACCTTTCAGTCCGGCCTGGGCCATGATCTCTGCACCGGAAATGCCCCGATCCTGACGGCGGTTCCACAGGTCGGGGGAGGCCACGGTGTAGCTGATAATCTCATCTTTTGGCGTCATGCTGAGGATGATCTCAGCAGCCTCCGTGAGCGTCAGGTTGGGCCTGTAAAGCTCACGGTAGACGTAGAGCTTGCCCTCCGGCGAAACCGCCCACCAGTAGCAGGCCGTGCAGTCCAGGCCGTAGTCCAGGCTACGGAACCTCTTCCACCACTTGGGGATTTCAAACGGCTCGACGACGTGAATCTCCTCACGCCACTCAGGGAAATACTGCCCGGCAAACACGTTCCAGTCGCCTTCGAGCAGCGCCCTGCGCTCCGCTTCGGGCAAGCTCTGCAGGCGGCGGATGTAGTCCGGGTCGTTCTTGAGCAGGTAGGGGTTGTCCTGAACCCTGGCCGGAATGAAAGCGTACCGGACTCCCGTCTCGTCCTCCCAAACGATGTCCCGCAGGCCTTTGTCCACGAACATTTCCTTGACCCAAAGGTGGCCGATGTTCCCTGGGTTGCTTGCGGCCCTGGCCCTCGGCCACGCACCGGGGACCGTGGAGCGAAGACGGGAGCCGACCAGGTACGTCCACATGTACTTTGTGAAGTGGGTTAGCTCGTCAAAGCCGATGAAGCCGTACTCGGCCGACTGGTACCTGTGGACATCGGACTCTCGCTCACAGTACCCAAACTCCAACACAGAACCGTTCTTGAAGTACCACGCCTTCTCGCTCGCCCGCCAATCACAAACACTTCGTGGGAACTTCTCTAGACTCCGCTGGATCAGCGAGCGATTCAATTCCGGGAACGTGCGGCGCAAAAGCAAAGCCTTGTTGCCGGGAGTCTCCACGCATTGGATGAAAGCCTCCCACAACAAGGCTTCGGACTTGCCGCCGCCAGCAGCCCCGCCGTACAACACCACATCGGCAGGACAGGAGTGGAACACCCGCTGGCGTTCCGTGGGCACGTATACGGTTGAGAGGTCAAACTCCCGCACCCGTATCATTCGAGCCTCTGCGGCCTCGGCACGCCGCCCAGGTTGATGGTGAACTCAATCGGAGCGCCGCCCTTGCCGGTAATCTCCTGGCGGTCGTTGTAGCGATCACCGCGCCGGGCCTTGAGAACGCGCTCAATCATCCTCTGATCGCCATTGAGGTAGCCCAGCATGAGCGCCGTCTCTTCCACAAGGTCCGTACAGGCTTCGTGGGCGAGCTGCTCCATCTCAACGAACTCCTTGTGCTTGCGCCATTCGTTGCGGACCTTCCACACAGACACACGGGCGCTGTCCGCCGCGCCGCTCTCGGTGCCCTTCCAGGACAAAGCCTTGAGGTAGACGATCATCTTCTCCCGCTCTGGGTGGCCTAGCATGAAGTCGTCGGGCACGATAAAGCGGTCGCTGAACACACGGGCCTTGTCAAGGGCCTCTTTGAGGATGTTTGCTAGCAGCATCTGCGGCGGTTCAGCCAACGCTATCACCCAAAACAAAAGACCAGGCGCACATGCCTGGCCGTTATAGACAATGCGGCTTGAGTATATACTAGCAGGTAAACCCCGCCGTGTCAACACTAATNCAATAGCGGCGCGGCTTAGAAGTCGATCGGGTAGCGGGTAATTCTGAAAGGTTTTGCCGTTTTGCGCCTGCGCCTGTTGCGGGAGCCGGAGGACTTCTTGCTACGGTTGCGCCTGCGAATATCCTCGCTGTAGGCTTGGCTGATACCGACGAACACATCCGAGGGAAGCTCACTGGTCGAAAAATGGCGCGCCCGCCAGTTGTAGAACCTGTCCTCCTCCGGCACATCCACCCACGGGCCTGGGCCGTACTTGGACAGCATGTATGCTCGGTAGAGCTTATAGATATACACATGGCTNTACGATCGCTTCAACGGCCTTGACCTCCTCCCCGGACTGAAGTCCGAGGATTCCTAGAGGATTACCCTTGCATCCTGCTGTCATCTAAGCCCTTGAGCGCCAGGATCTCCAGGGCCGATGACCGATCGCCCGTACAGCTGATCATCCTGGGTGCCCGCACGTACTCGATGCGGAAGCCNAGTTTCGTATACANCTCCACAATCCTGGGCGTCGCCTGGTTGGAGGCTATGACGGGGCCCGGGTGACGGGCCAGCCATTCAGCCAGTCGCACCTGGTCATCCCAGCCGAACCCCTCTTTGGAGTACTGCCGGAACTCCACATCATAGGGCGGATCGGCATAGATGAAACAGGTCGGCTCGAACTCAAGCTCCTCGAAGNCTCCACAATAGAAGCGCCACTCGTTGAAGAAGGTGCGGTACCTGTCCAGGTCCATCTCGTAGTTGATGTGCTTATACTTGCCNAAGGGNACATTGAACTCGCCTTNCCGGTTGAAGCGGCACAGGCCGTTGTANCCTGTGCGGTTGAGATAAAAGAACAACTGAGCCGCTTCAGCGGTATCAGCCTGCCCTTGCCGGATCAGCTCGTTGAAACGGCTGCGGTGGGCGTAGTAGAGATCCTGGTCGTTACGCATTTCGATGGTGAACTCCAGGCCCTTACCTACCCAACGATAGAAATTGATCAGGTGCNGGTTGATGTCATTCAAAACGGCATGTTTGGGCAACAGCCCCAAGGTCACGGCCATGCCGCCGCAGAAGGGCTCCACGAAACAGCGNTGTTCATGNCCCTTGTAGAGCTTCTGTATGATGGGCACCAGCCAGCGCTTGCCGCCNGCCCACTTGAGCAACGGTTTAAGCACAAGAGACCCCCAACAACTTAGGAACCTCTGGCTTCTTCAATCTCAAACGCCTCGGAAGGGCAGGAAAAATCTATCGGGAGCGCAGCAAACCATCAGGTGGCATTGTATCGGCAGCGCTCCCATGGTGGACGGCCCCGGAATCGAACCGGGCTCCGCACGCTGCACTTTGGCCTTCACGCGCGTCGACAACCTGTGCCGCCCGAAAAGAAGCCCGCCGCCCCGAGCAGCACCGTTACGCCGGGGCAGCGGGCAAAGTTGTCGCGCACGGAGCGGGCACCCACCTGGATGACGGCTCCGTGCATTTGTAACAGGATGGGCAGGGATTTGCACCCTGCATGGCAGCGTTTCGCATTACCTGCCGGGCTCCCCACTTCGCGGGTTGTGCAATGATGCACAGAGCCCGCCAACCGCTACACCCGGTCACACAAGGCCGCTGCCTCACGCGTAGCGTCTACCTTTTCCGCCACCATCCTGCCGTTCGGGATACCCCGAACCCTAACATCCGGGCAGGCTTAACGCCTGTGCGGGGCGCCCAACACCCCTCCCGGACGCACCTCAGCGACATCGCCCTAGGCAGTTTGGCGGTCGCCTCGTTACTAACTATACCATACTTTCCACACACATGCAATAGGTTGAATCGAAATTTTCGCGTTACACCGCCCCCACCAATTCTTTAGCAAAAACCCGCCGCCCCGAGAAACACTCTGGCCGGGGCAGCGGGCAAACTTGTCGCGCACGGAGCGGCACCCACCTGAATGACGGCTCCGTGCATTGGATTCTTAGGGGCCTGCGCAGTGGACCCCGCGCCCCGCACTCCTGCGGGACGACTGGATAAAGCAGGGCACCACACTGGTGCCCGCGCCGTACCGCCGAAGCAGTACGGGGGACCACAAGCGACCACGACCTAGGCCGTTTGGCGGTCGCCTCGTTACTAACTATACCATAC